AATATCCGGGCAAACTCGTCCATGGTAATGATCGGGTTATCTGCACTGTCGATGGTCCCGCAGTTTATCACAATGGGCACCACTGCAGTTAAATGGCTTAAAGAGATTGAGATTGCGACTCTGATTACCACCACCCGTATCAAAGCGATGGCGCCGGAACTGCTGATTATCTCCCTGGTTGCAGGTGGGGCCTATTTTATGTTCAGTGAAAGTGCGCGGGCTGCGGAGAAAGCGCAGAAATCATTCGCTGAATCGACGAGGGCTGGATTGCGGGGTACTAACGAGGAAGCGGAAAAACTGAAACAAACCCTTGAAGAACTGGCAGGTTTCGGCAAGACAACGGAAGAGAAACGAGCTGTCAGGAAAGCAGAGTTCGAAGGAGAGCTGGAAGTTGCGGGAACAGACCCTGAGAAGCGGGCGGAAGCTGAAAGGAAGTATCAGAAAGATTTACTCCGTATTAGAAAAGAGGAGGCTGAAAAAGCATATGGTGCGGGGAGTCCCACAGCGTTGGTTGATATCAAGTCTACAGAAAAAAGTATTCAGGAAATGGAAAGACTTGAGCGTGAACGTGGCCTTAGTATGCAGGAGCGAAAAGATCGCGGGCTTGGGCCTACAAGTAAAGAACGGGTTCCGATAGAAACTGGAATTGCTCCATCATATTTAGAAGAAGTTGGATTGAGACAGAATATACAGAGAGTTCAAACCACGCGTTATTTCCGTCCTGATATAATGATATCCGGGCGCGAACCTGGGCCGACCCCAACAGGCGTTTCACCTATTGACCCAGCAAGTTTTATGTATACTACACAAAAAGAAATATGGGATTCCCGGAAATCTCCAATTAATCCTTCGTGGGGCGCTGACAGGTCTGGTGCTGAAATGCAAAGCAGTAAAGAATTAACTGAGACTATGAAGACTGTTAGCGGGGATATATCGAAATCAGTGAAAGAACCGCGCGTGATGAACATTACAGTGAACGGGTACATTACTGACCTTGACCAGCTCGCTTCGGAAGTTGCGATCCGCATCGATAAATATAATTACAGAGTACAGTAAGGACAAACATGAGACTTGACGAAACATACAATGCCCAGAAAACAACAGATTATTCTTACACCTGGGGAGGAACAGCTTATACCAATATCCTTATAAGGGATACTCTTGGCGCAAATACGAGAGTTACCACATCTCAATCATTAACTATGGGGAACGGGACGGATGCCACGACCACGATAACATGGATACTGCCGCACGTTTACAAGCGTAATACTTATCTGGATGGCATTACTGCAGGGAGCATACGGATAAAAGTCAGCACAGGAGCGAATCCCGGCAGCCCCTGGTTTAAGTTTCATTTTGACATTACGGTACAATCTATCGATAGTTCGGGAGTCGCCACAACATTAGGAACCTTGACTACCGCAGAAGGTACGACATCCACGGTCCCTTCTGGTCAGTCCTTGACGATAGATGTACCTTTCTGGATCGATACGTTTAAGAAACTCTTGCCTTACAATACTAGGTTGGCTCTGAAGATCGTATATCATTTATATTGTCAGTCTTCAGATCCATTCACTGAAACCGGGTATGCCGAAATGGCATTGAATAGTGCAGATACGTACATTCGAATTCCCTATATTCCCTGAGAGCGATATGTCAGTATATTTAGTCGAACCAACCACCAGCACGGAAGCGGTACTAACCAACCTTACGGCAATCAATACGAAGTCAGGACGGGTAGTAAAAAAGGATGTGTCTTTATCCACCGGAGAACCGCTTGTATTTCCTGATGATCCGCTGCCTTTAGAGTTTCAGTTCGAGACGTTGCAGACCAGTGATCTTGATACTCAACGACGCAAACTCGCGTACATGAATATGTGCGGGCTGGATGTACTCTGTGTCATTCCTGACCGCGAGATCGCGCTCCTGGGTGCGGTTGAAAGTGGGTTGGGCCCTGAGACTGCAGAACGTAGTAGCACTGTTCCATTTTCAGTAAGTTTTGTCGGAAAGGGGACTGTTTTCGGGTATGCAAAAGAAGCGGAGAATTATACAGATAAGCACGCGAATGCCACCGTAGTTGCTGATGCGACTGCAAGCGGGGGTTCTGTGGTACGGTTTGATGCCCTGGGTGAATGGGCTCTTTGTAGTTATACTGCATACCCCTGGGCACTTCCAGCCGGGGATTATAAATTCTACATACGCGCGAAGGCAGGTTCCGGGTCAGATATTACGATGGAAGTATACAACGCCACACACGGGGACCACGTTGTGTCAGATGTTTCGAAAACACTTACTACGAGCTGGGCATGGTATTCAATGGATTTCAATCCAGATTCAGGAGATGTTAATGATGTGATCTGGTTCCAGGTGACAAAAGCAAGTTCTAATTCAGTCACGAATGATATCGATATGTTCGCAATCGTGAAGGTTTGATTTTACCAACCACGTTTCAGTTCCAGGTAAATCTGGAAGAAAACGAACAGTAAGAAACCGACAAGGATCTGATACCCAATCAGTTTTGCTATGAATATTTCCGTTTCCTCGTCTGCTATTTTTGTCATAGAATATAATTATTGTTTAAGGCATTATTAATATTTTCTTATCGCATCGTTGGGGTGCAGGGGCGCAAATAAGACTTCGCATGAAAATGCGGAAATACACAAGCCCCCGCCTTAAAGCGCAATACTTGCCCCAAAAAACAGTTGTGTAGGCTGCATTCTAGGGGCAAGCATAAACATATATAATATCGAATCATATTAAGTGTTGTGTAGGTTGCATGAAGAAAGCATACAAATTCAGAATATACCCGAACAAGCATCAAGAAGTTAATCTGAACAGGACTCTTGCTACATGCAGACATCTCTACAACGATTCCCTTTCAAAGAGGAGACGGCAAGCAAAGCTTAACAACCTGTGCAGGGATTTTGGAGTATTCCCCTGGGGAAAGCCTGAATGGGTCTCATATGAAGACCAGGCTAACGACTTAGCATCATCGAAAACCCCTGAGCAGAATGAAGTATTCTCCCAGGTCTTGCAGGATGTTCTGAGAAGGCTGGATAAGACCTTCAAGAACTTCTATCGTGGTTTCGGGTATCCAAGATTCAAAGGAAGGAACAGGTATGATTCCTTCACCTATCCTCAAAAAGGATTTGGGCTAAAAGATGGAAAGCTAATCCTTTCAAAGATAGGTAATATCCGCATATTCCAGCATCGTGAGATAGAAGGAACAATCAAGACATGCACGATCAAGAAGGATATTGATCAGTGGTATGTCGTATTCACAGTAGAAATCGAAAAACCTATAATCCCTGTTGAGATCATGACCAGAACAGGAATCGATGTTGGTCTGAAGTCGCTAATCACTCTTAGCAATGGAAAGCAGATAGAACCTCCTAGATTTCTGAGAGCGTCAGAGCAAAAACTTGTCTGGGAACAGAGAAAGTTAAGCAGGAAAAAGAAAGGCTCTGCTAATAGAAATAGGCAGAGATTCAAGGTAGCGAAAGTTCACAGGAAAGTCAAGAATCAGAGAAAGGACTTTGCTCATAAAACAAGCAGAGAACTTGTTAATAATTACGACTTGATAGCATTTGAGAACTTGAACATTAGGGGTATGGTTCAGAACCATCGCCTTGCTAAATCAATCTCGGATGCTGGATGGTATCAGCTACAAACATTCACAGCATACAAAGCGGAAGATGCTGGCAAGCAGTGTAAGTTTGTAGTTTCTAACGGAACATCGCAAGAATGCAGTGTCTGCGGAAACAAGGAAATACTGACGTTAGCAGATAGGGTATTCCGATGCTCCCGATGCGGACACATCGAAGATAGAGATGTTAATGCATCAAAAAATATCAAGAACAGAGCAGTAGGGACGGACTGTCCCGAATTAACGCCTGTGGAGAGTATGCACAAGCAACTCGTGGAAGCAGGAAGCCCCGTTCTTTAGAACGGGAGGATGTCACTTCATTTTCTTCAAGAATTCTAATCCCAGCCCCATGATCTCAATCCATGCCTGTTTTTCATTCTTATGGTGGTCAATAGTTATCCCGTATGGCGACAACAGTGCGCCAGTCAAGTCAATCCCATGCACCTGGTTGTAAACCGCTGGCATGTCGCTGTCCTGCTGCCATCCCGCTTGTTTGCAATGCTGGGAATAACTGAGGATCTGTGAAAGTTCGGTATTTCTTCCCCTGCGCGATGTGTAGAGCTGGACTTCGTTCCATCGTTCGATCCCAGCAGCCTTCGCGATCTGCTTGACGGCTTTCCTTGCAGTTTCGTATTTGATATGCTGACCTCTTCTACCTCCGCGGATGTCTACCCAGACATGATCGTCTTGTACTTTTGTACAGTTCTTGGATTCCACGGAATCCATACTTTGTACATATGTATAATTCCTCATCTTTAGCCATGCCTTCAGCCAAGGCACCGTAAAGAATAGTGACACTACCCGCGCCCCCGTCTTGCTTTCGGGCGACAGGGTCAGGTATGCAATATCGAGGCTCACACTAACAGGAGTTCCGTTGCCGTTTGCCATCTTCGCGGGGATTGTCTCGAATCTGATATCTTCGCGTTTCAGCATGAAAAACTCGTGCGGCCTGCAGTTGGATTCATACAGGCACGCGAGCATGGCTTTATCTCGGAAATGCGGCCAGTTGCATTGACATATCTTCAGGATATCGTGAACTGTAAGGAAAAAGCGCGGGAGGATAGCTCTGGCAGATGTGGTTTTTATCTGCGTTGCCAAGGGATTATTGAGATGTTCCAGGACTCGTTTCAGGAATATTTTATAATCCCTTTTGGCTTCCGAACCGTATCCTGTATTATGCTCGATGATTGATAATGTATGATACAATGCATCTTGCGTTACATCATGAAATGAATGGAGATATCCACGCTCTATGATGAGGCGCAGGTAAAGATAATATTTCTCTGCACGACTGTACTTTATCTTTGTCGCAAGAAGCTTGTCTATCAATGCAGTAACGGCAGACTTATCTTGTTCAGATATTGCTTTAGAAGAAAGGAACTTTTCTTTTGCCCGATCGTAATGATTTGGAATCCACGTTTTTATCACCGGACTTCTTTGACCGTTAAATCGGGCATAAAGTTATTGATGTGCATAATATAGACAAGGATAATAATAACCACTCACAAATATGCGCTCGCTCCGTCCGAGCTTATGAAGTTCAGCAGTGAATCCAGTGAGGCTGGTGTCGATGGATTCTCAGTACTAAGCGGGAACATGTGGCTTGGTGGGTCGGTACTAATCCCAGTCGGGGCGTAGGTTTTTTTCTCTGCCCGCAGTCTCTCAAGAAACTGAGTTATAGCAATCGTACAAACATCGGATACGCTTGAGAACTCGGTTTTATCAGCCACGACCAAGTCAAGTTCTTTCTTTAAATATGGCGACAATGTTATGTTTACTTGTTCTTTGTGTTTGGTAGATGTCATAGTCTGTATTCACCTCCATTCATCCTTTACTTTATCTTTACTATGATATATATTTTTCCTTAAGTAATGAATAAATAACTATAAATTTTAGATGTTACTATAGTAAAGAGAGAGTACCAAAAGATATTTAAGTAAAGAGAGAGTAAAGGAAGAATTATGGTACAAAAGCAAGAGGGCTCAAAGATCGTCAATTTTAAAATGACCGAGGAAGACTTGGAACGACTTGATAAACTTGTTGAGAAGGAAGGGTATCATGACCGTGCTGACGCTATCCGCACATTAATCAGAATGAGGTTTGAAATACAGTTCCCCGTATCGGCGCAGTCTGCGGAGGCTCAACATGCCTGAATGTTTCAAATGTGGAACTGTATTTGAACCGCTCATTAAACACCATTTGAGCTATAATCCTGAGAGACTTGTAGATTGTTGTCTTTCCTGTCATAGAATTATTCACGAGAAAATCAGAAGAGAGGGCACGTGCCCGTTGCCCCCGAAAGTAGTTGAGAGACTTTCTACGAACAGTAGCCGATGCAGGTATCATAAAAATCATAGAGAGCGAATTCATTTTCACGAGACAATTGCGCCGTATGTAATGCTCATAGAAAATATCGATTATAATAAAAAAACTGGAAATGTTGGTTATTGGGCTGGATTTCGGATAATATGCGAGGGGGTACAATCATGACCAGAAAGAGCATATATGAGCGTATTGAAGCTCTTGACTTGGGCGCCAGTCATTACATGCTTGGGCTGTGGCACAAAGGGATACAGTTTCCGCTTGCGTTACAGAGCGCAGAAAAGAAGATGAGGACAGAAACCCCCGAACAGATGGAATTGTTGGGGGCGCAGGCATGACCAGAAGGGGCGCAGTTGGAATCCATGATATGTTCCTGCCTAATGAATATGCAGATACTCTTGGCTTCATCGTTACTTTCAACGATGGCACTCAGATGCAAGTATCTGGCGGTCTGGCAAGCATACCTGAAGAGATGATAAAAAATCACGGCAGAGTCAAGGACGCTGTTGAACTAACGAATGACGGCCGGTTGGGGATGTTCCCGAACTGCAAGCATATCAAATGTTCAAAGTGCAGGACAAAGACGAAAGTGCATTGTTGCACTCAGGCGTGGAATGGCTTTCAGTCAGCGGGGGCGTGCTGATGAACCACCATACAGAACAAATAACGATGGTATGTATACATTGTGGAAATAAGCAAGTAATGCGAGAAATTCCATCAGAAGGTATGCATTTAGATAATATCGCGTTATGTTGTGAGGGGGCAAGTTATTATGTAGTAGATTCCCCACAGGCAAAATATTTTTTTGAAAAACAAATGGGCGAAACGGGTATTAAGGGTGGAGGCAAGACCGAAGTATAACTGAAAATACGGATTATGGTGGTGCAGAAATGAAGAATAAACAAAGCGTAGAGACTGAACGGGTGGTATAATGTCAAATTTCGGTAGTAAAATTAAAGATAAATGTCTGAAGGCTATCAAAGCGAAGCCTGGGTTACTCAGATATGAACTTTATAATATGGGTATTGGCCACCGAACAGGTATCCTGTTGTGGGTGTCTCGGATGGTCTATGAAGGAATAATTGTGAGGGTATGGGATGATGTAATGCGATCATGGAGATTGTATCCCAAAGGGAAAGAACCTCAACTGCACAAACCCGAATCTAAAATGTATGTTAATTCGCTTTTCTCACGTAATATCTTGGATCGAAAGGAGGTGGCAGATTACAAATTCAATAAAGGACATGGAAATGATTTTTATAATGCTTTTGATGAGGCTTTCGGGATACTGTATATCGATTTGAAGATTTTGGGAATAGCTGCGCAGGAGTTAAATTCTCCAGAGGTCAATGACGATGTGGCCTTCGCGCTTGTGACTGATACCGTCACTCCTATCCTAAAAGAGAGTAGTAACCATTTTTGTGCGAAGGCCGGAACCGGGGGCATTTACCACCACCTAACCGAATCCGTTTTGACTTCCCCGGTTCCCACCACCAAGACCAGAGCAGGTTTAAACCCTTTTTCTAACCCACTCCCAACCTCCTGCTCTGGTTACTCACAATTATGCACTGCATTTGGTTCATGCTCCTCGAACTGTCGGCCAGATGCATCCCAATTATCAGATTCCAGTTATGATTCGCAAGAGTCTAACACGAGATTCCCGGAAGGTGAATGCGTATAGCCGCCTTCGACAAAAGACTTTCCGGGATCGACCTCTCGTTCAAAGGTCGAATAACAAGAAACGAGATGAGATAATATGAAGAAAACAGTACATGAACTAAGAAAAAATCAGAGGGTGCAAGCCGTCCGTGAGAAGATTGCAGCCGCACCCCGCAAAGTATCGCCAGAAGATAACATAAATGTTCCGCAGTGTTTCCATTGTGGTGCTCTGCTTCCGCACGACACCCAGTTCCAGGAACTGCACATGAAAACCGTACATGGGCTGGTGGTGTGATATGACCGAAGATATTCAAAGAAATGCGCTTCTGCTGGCGAAGAGCGAAATAATTCAAATGCGACCATATCTTTCCTTGGAATATGATATGTCGGCTGTGGACAGGACTCTCCAAAATGTCGAGACTGCGCTGGGAATGGAGTCGCCTGAACCTACACCAACCGAGGAGTCATATTATAATCTTCGTGCGTTTTTTTCGCAGGAAATAGTAGATTTAGCACAACTCATCAGATTACAGTCTGGCGGGCATGTCAGGCATCAGCTTTTGACCCTGCCTGAACAGATTAAATCGCAATCCCAGAAGGTCGCTGACCTGACAGCAGATATCGAGAAGTTACGGTTGAGCATTGCGAATATCAAGAACCAACATCTTGAGATCGTGCTGTCTGCTACCGAGAATAATAAACCGAAGTACAGCAACGAACAGACAAGGAAAATCGCAGTTGAGCAGTTGTTGCGAGAGGATAAACTATATCTCGACAATACCGATGAGCTGGGCAGGACAGAGACTGCGTTGAGGTCTGAACAGATACAGCTTGAGTATTTACAGAATATGTTCTTGGCATATCGGAGTGTAGCGAACATGCACGAGGTGAGGTAAAATGGAAATTGTATGGACGCATGAAAAACAAGATGAGGTCTGTGAAAGACTTGATAAATGGCTCATGGCACACCATGCATATTCAGGCGAGATGATGCAACAGGACGACGACTGCCAGACGGATGCGATCAACATTTTATCGGAACTGGTTGATGAGATAATTAAACCTTCCACAGAAGACGAGGAGTGATTAAAATGTCCGTAATGGAATGCTGTGTTAAGAATTGCCAAAACACCATGTCACTACACCAGTATGAAACGACCAAATCACTATACGGGAAACCGTATTGCATGGAACATGAGAAAGTAGCGAATGATGAAGCAGCAAGGGCTACTGAAAAGTTCACCCCCGAATACCTGCCGCTTGAGATGGTGGGCCCTCTGGAAAACGAAGGATGGGTAGTGAAGGGTTGGGAAGCGGCAAAGCTCATCAACGGGGATCAGATAAGCATCATGTTCAAGAGCCTGCCGCTTGTGATCAAATGCGGGGGTGCGAAATTAGAAAAGACTGATGATGCTGCCATTACCGAAGAGCTGAACAAAGTGTATGCCCTGGTCGGAACGGCGACAAGGAAGAAGGAACCCGTGAAAGAGAAAAAGAAAGAGATCCCTGCAAAGGAGGAAAAGAAGATGGAAACCGATTATGCAGAAGTTAAGAAGGAACGATCTCCACCGACGGAGAGTTCCCTTGTTGTAAGGAATGATGCCACACTGACAACAGATATTATTCTAAAATATATTTGTCCAGATGCCACAGAAGCTGAAGCGTATCAATTTTTACAGCTTTGTAAATATCGAGATCTCAATCCATTCCTGAAAGAAGCCTATCTTGTCAAATATAAAAATGCGCCTGCTACTATGATCGTGGGCAAAGATGCTTTTACTCGGAAGGCCGAAGAAAGCGGAAAACTTGATGGGTTCGAGGCTGGAATTATTGTTCAGCCTGACGGGGTTGGGATACCCCCGTGCGACAGGGTAGGAACGGTTTTGAACGAAGGAGAGAAGTTGCTCGGTGGCTGGTCCAAAGTGTATCGAAAGGATATGACAAAGCCGTTTGAGATTCGTGTCGGATTGAACGAATATATTAAAATGGTGGACGGCAGACCACAACGAAATTGGGCGACAATGCCAGCGACCATGATAAGAAAAGTAGCTTTAGTTCAGGCACTTAGAGAGGCATTCACAAAAGAACTGGGTGGGTGTTATGATGCGGTTGAAGTTGCGCCGGAGGAGGTGAGATAAAATGGTTCAATTATCAGCACAGGAAGATCTGACAGGTAAAAAGCTGGAATTCGAGAAGGATAGACTGGAATCGTGGAAAGACGTGTTTCGAGGGGCGTATTACCAGATAACCGTATCTGAAGAGGCACACAGCAAACTTGACCGGATGCATGAGAAAGGGCAGGAACCGAAGATAAGAACCTGGATAGCAAATCACATGAAGCCGAGAACCGGGTATAATTTACCCGGCGGGCTTGAAGGCCAGGCATATCAGAATGATTTCGAAATGTTCTGTAAGATTTTGTGAGGTCATATGGCGCAAGGTGAACTGCTCGATATAATCAAGGCGAATCCGGGGATAGAACAGGCCGAACTTCCCCGGTTATCTGGCCTGAATCGCGGGACGGTCATACACCAGGTAAAGGCACTTGTTCGCTGGGATAAAATATATCGGGAACGGTCAAAAGCTACTTATAAATTATATCCGCGGGGTGGATGATGGGAAAACATTACTGTCCTGCTGAAAAGGGGCGCATCACGAAGGAGAAGCTGGCTTGTATTACGGATAAATGTGATTTCAAGCTCTGTAAAACCAAACTGGCATTGAAGCTGAGGTAAATGCATGTGCGATAAATGCGGCAAGTGTAAATCAAATAACAAGATGCCGAGGGAATCGCCGTGTGTGAGATGTCAGGGAAACGTAGCGATAGACCTGATCGAGATCAAGGACAGATTCGAGGCGAAAGTATGAACCTTCTGGACATTCGGTTGCAAGACCTGCTATTGGGATTTAGTGGAGTTTTGGCGATATTAATATTGTGTACACTAATCCTTTGGTCGATTGAATGGATAATAAATTGGAAATGGTGGAAAAAAGAATATCGTCAGGATTTTAAATATTTTAGATATTTTCTGGAGCATAGAGAAGAGATTAAGAAATATATCGATGAGCGAGGGAAATAATGCCTATACTCTCGTTCTCTATTCCAGAGCATATCGAATTATTGCTTGATGGCAGGAAGGTGCAGACCACAAGACGACCCCGTAAGAACCCGCTTAAAGTCGGTGACTTGCTGTATTGCTATTATAAACCAAGGCAAAAAGGGAGTTGCAGAAATTGTATAACTCCCTGTCAGTATAACTATGAAAGACGACAACATTTTGGTTATTCTTCGATGCCAACGGCCTTAAAGTCGTGTAATATCTGGAATAATTACTTCGGTGAGGCTGAGATAATCGATATTCAACACCATTACAGAACATGGCCTGATAATCATAGAGATTTGGTTAAAGGCGGATACTATGTGCTTTTCGGAGATATGCCTGAGACTACTATGATGCGGTGGGCCGAAGCTGACGGCTTTGCGAATCTGCAGGAAGCCCACAAATATTTCACGAAATCGACAAAGAGCAATCAGTGGATGTTCTGGGATTGGGACGTTATCATTTTTGAACCAAGCTGGGTGAAGAAATGATCAAAATACCAGTGGGTAAAAAAGCATCTTGTTCAAGAGGTGCAAGTTATCCCACTGGCATAGGTTTTATATGTCTTGCGGGATATTATACTTTCTGTTCAAGAGGTGAATGATGCAGATCTCAGGTCCAAAACCAAATAATTATTTTCATAACAATCCTAAAACAAGAGATTTCATTATAGCATCAACCAATAAAATTATACGTGGTAAGAAAAGAGCGTTTCCTACAAACAGATCGTGTGAGATTTGCCATTATAAACCTTTAAAGAAACTTGATTACCATCACTGGGACGATTCTAAACCAATCAGAGGTCTGTGGGTTTGCGGAGTTTGTCATAAACAAATACATAAATTTGAAAATGGCGAACCTATTAAACAAGGCAGATTTTCTTGGGAAGCGTGTCTCGATAGATATCTCAAATTGAAAAAGGAAATTGATGCAGGTAAAAATCTCTTGACTAAATCTCGCAGGCAGTTGTTATCTCTGCATCAAAAGATTATGGCCAATGCCATTTTTGGGTTGGATGTGGTATTGTGATGTTATTTTGTTTACATTTATGTTTACAAAAAGTAAACAACTTTGTTTACACTTATAAAGAAAAAGTGTTTACATTTCTGTTTACATGTAAACACTTTTTACCGACGGGTATCTATCAGATTATGAAAAACAGGGTTTTTATAACCGAGGGTAATAAACAGGTGAAGAAACTTGGAATAGTAATTTTATAATAATCGATTACTAATTGTATATATTATAGGAGTTGTATGTTATTATTTGATGGTGTTATAATAAAAACGGTGAATAAAAACGGTGGGCGACCTGTTTACAAAGGCAGTGTTTACAGTAAACAAATTTGTTTACATTTAGTAAACGGTGGTGTTTACATATGACTGAACGGCAAATGGTGCAAATCCCGAAGGATAGCGAAGTTTACAAATATCTATTCGAATCTGACCACCCAATGCTTGCGAAATGGGAAGTTCTGGAACAAATAGTCAAACAACTGCCACAGTCAAAACAAGACCGCGCATATAAACAATTCTGTTCATTTGTGGATGAAATGAATATTTTATATCCAGGTTCATCTGAATGTCTGATGTTGCTGTGGAGGTTCATCTCAAAACGGATAATGAAAGTACCTGACCTGGACGGGAACCATGTTGCACTTGATAATTCATATTTTGAGGAGCTGAAAAAGATATGAACGATACTGTGCGGAAATATCATTCAGGAAAGTTTTGTCCAGTAACAAAAGAAAAGTGCAGAATAGATTGTGTAGCGTTGCTTGATACTGACTTTTGTAAATTGATAGACGGCAACTTCAGTCTGACAAGACGAATTGAAGAATTAATTGATGATGCTATCACTATAAGGAAGCTGAGGGACGAAGCATGAAGATAAAAAATCGCACATCGAACCTGCCATTGATGATATGGTATCTTGTTCTCATCATTGTCACTATAATGATGGCGACAATATTCACGGTGGTGAAATTGTGACCCTAAACGAGTGGAGGCAACAATGAGCGATTTTACAAAGAGTAGAATATCCAAATCCGATTCATGGGCAACGCCGAAAGAAGTGTATGATGAACTTGATAGAGAGTTTCATTTTAATTTTGATCCGTGCCCTTTAAACGAGCATCCTGAATTTGGAGAGAACGGATTATTGATAGAATGGGGAACACGGGTATTTATGAACCCACCATATTCACATCCAGAACCCTGGGTCAAACGAGCTTATGAACAATCATTAAAAGGTAAACTCGTTGTCGGGTTGTTAAGAGGCGACACATCAACAAACTGGTTTCATAACTGGGTTTTGGGAAAAGCTGAGATACGGTTTGTGAGAGGAAGAATATGTTTTAATGATAAACCTGCGCCGTTCGCATCTATTATAGCAATCTGGGGGAAGCCATGACCCAGGACAAACTTCTCGAAATCATCCGGGAACATCCCGGCATTGTCCAGAGCGAGATAAAAAAGTATCCTGGGATCAAGCCGTATGATGTGTCTGAGATGCTCGGACAACTGAGGCTGAAAGGACTCATTTACAGAGTACCGACAAAGAATCGGAAATCATGGTTATTGTATCCAGTTCAAGAAAAGGAGATGAAACCATAGAGAAATGCCAGGATAACAGCCCGCTCATGGGCGCGTGTTGCACGAACAGATGCCCGCATCACAGGACATGCAATATCAAGAGAACTCCGCTGCTTATCAACTGCACGGTGATCAGCAGGAAGAACGCGAATGTGTTTAGTGATGAGTACATCAACGACCTTGTGAACAGGTACGTGATATGCCAGAACTGAGATGTAATTGTGGGAAAGCAATAACCAGAAAGAGGTTTGGAGAATGTAATACGTGTCATCTCGAAACGTTGAAGAAAGAAGGCAAAAGATACCTGCCAACGAAGGAATGGGCATTGTATAATTCTAGGAAACTCAAAGCAGAAAGAGGAGAAGAGTACAGAAGGAGTCCGTGTAAAGTTCTGGAACTGCACCACGAAAAGATGAAAGACGACCCCGAACGACTGACCACAGAGTTCTTGAAGAAACTTATCAAAGTCGAATGCGATGAGGTAAAATGACCGGCAGAACGGTGATGATGCCCTGCTTCAACCCGGAATGCGACCAGAACGTCACGATGACGGTTGAGCAGAAACGGGCATTTCTCATCACCTGGGCTCTGAAGTACGATGCCACAGTCCTTCCCACATGCTCCCCGGAATGTGCTGAAACGCTCCGGGAATACATCGGCGATAGTTATGAGGAAATAGCCAGACATGCCAGGGATGCAGTAGAGAAGATGAGGAACGCAAGATGACTTTGTCTTATAATGATGCTTTGATAACCTATTTATGGTAGAATCATGACCGAAAATAGCCAGAAAAAGGCCGAATTTGTCTGGGACGATGTCAAACTGAAGGCGGCTGAAGGAATAGCGAGAGGAGATAACAGGCAGAGCCTAGCGATTAGTTTAGGTACGTCAGACAGGACAGTCCGCAGATGGGCAGAACACCAGGAGTTTCAGCGCAAAGTTGACGAGATCGTTCAGGATATAGATATAGCCCAAAAGTCAGAGCGCATCAAGATCGCAAAGAAAGAAATCAAGAGGGTGCTGAAAAGATTAGAGTTGAATGAGGACAGGCCGGGAAGCAGAGATCTTGTTGCTCTCTTGCGCTTCGTCGGTGATGAGGTTGGAGATCTCCAGGAACACAAGGTCCTGAAAATAATATGGGATGAAAAAGATGATGACAAAGGAACAGGTAATTAAGATCCCATATTCGCCTCATCCAGCACAAAAGCAATTTCATAGCTCGAAGGCGCGCTTTCGCATACTTGCAGCAGGGCGCAGGTTCGGGAAATCTCAGGCAGCGGCAAATGAAGCCATCAAGTTCGCAGTTAAGAAACCGCATTCCGTATCGTGGATAACCGCGCCAGTCTATGCCCAGGCAATGATCTCTTGGCGCATGATAAAACAGTTCCTCCCATTCGAGCTGATCAAAGAACCACACATCACAGAGAAATATATTGAACTGATCAACGGGTCAACTATCTGGGTCAAGAGCGCAGATAATTATGATAACCTGCGCGGAGAGGGTATAGATTTCCTGATCATCGATGAAGCCGCAATGGTAGCGAAAGAGGCGTGGGAGGAAGCCCTGCGGCCCGCACTCTCAGACAAACAGGGAAAAGCGGTTTTTATCTCGACTCCTAAAGGGCACAACTGGTTTTTCGAACTCTTCACGCGCGGGCAGGATCCACAGTTCACACAATATAAAAGCTGGAAGTTCCTGACCGCAGATAACCCATACATATCTTCGCAGGAAATTGAGGAGGCGCGCACTACACTCCCAGAGCTGGTATATCGGCAGGAATACATGGCCGAGTTCCTGGATGATATCGGTGCAGTGTTCCGGGGAGTTGAGAAATGCATAAAAGGCACGCTATGCGAACCCGTGCAAGGCAAGTCATATATTCTCGGAGCCGACCTTGCGAAATATACTGACTTCACCGTTTTATGTGTCATGGATGACACCGGGCATCTTGTAGCATTCAACAGGTTCAATCAAATCGATTGGGCGTTCCAGAAAGAGAGGATCATTACCCTTGCAAACAAATATAAAGCAAAGATTATAATAGACTCAACCGGAGTGGGTGATCCGATTTTTGAGGATCTTAAACGGGCAGGTCTGAACATTGACGGATATAAATTCACTAATGAGAGCAAAAAACAACTTATTGAGGGATTGAGTATAGCGATAGAGCAGCAGAAAGTATCCTATCCCGATATCCCGGAACTGATCAATGAATTGCGGATATTCGGATATAAGATCAGCAAGACAGGATTGATAACATATTCGGGACCTTCGGGATATCACGACGATTGTGTGATTGCTCTTGCATTGGCGGCCTATGGTATCGCAAGGCCGAAACCCGCGCCAGTCTATATCCCCCAATCGATTTCATGGGGTGCAGGAGGCGGGCTACGAGTATGAAGGTACTGGTAGCATGTGAGTTCTCAGGTATAGTTCGAGAAGCATTCAAAGCAAAAGGACATGATGCTTGGAGCTGTGATTTGTTGCCTACAGAAATTCCTGGGAATCATTATCAAGGCAATATTTATAATATCTTTTGTAATTGGAATTTAATTGGTGGTGTTCCAGACATTATTATTGCACATCCTGTATGTACAAGACGTGCCAATTCTGGAGTTCGTTGGCTTAAATACAACATAGAGAGAATGAAACAGTTGCGAGTTGACGATACAATGTTCAACGACATTTTAAATCTCAGCGTTTCTAAGATTTGTATTGAGAACCCAATTCCAAATAAGTATAGTAAAATCCCTAAATATACTCAAATCATACAGCCATGGCAATTCGGAGAGGATGCAAGCAAGGCAACGTGTTTATGGCTTAAGGGCTTGCCCAGACTCGTTCCTACAAACATAATTAAAAAGAATAGATATTCTAATCAAACCCCCTCCGGTCAAAACAATTTACCACCCTCAGCACATCGGGCCAAGGATAGAAGCCGGACATATCAGGGAATTGCAGAAGCTATGGCTGACCAGTGGGGTACACTGTGACACTCTGCCCGGCTAAAGCTCGGGGTCTTTGACTTTTCTTTATATCCTGTAAATATACTCAAATATATTCATGGGTATCCAGAATCCTAAAATCACAGTATCACCAGAGACAAAATCATTACTTGACAGCAGGAAAAAACATAAAGACGAAACTTACGAGAATGTCATCCTTTCGCTATATCAGCCGGATACTGCACAGGCTCCAACACCGTCATCACCCGCAGCAGTAGCAGGAGCCGGCAGCGGAGAACAGGCATTCAATACATATTCTCATATCCTGCGCTGGGTCAGCGATACGAGAAAGAAGATGCCCTCCGGCGGGGACTATAACCCTACACCAGACGACAGGGAGACCGCATACAATATTGATCCGCTTGTATCCGGCATCATCACACCGTTCTTGAAGAACACTCTTCTCGGAACTTTCACTATCCAGACCGAAGACAACAAGAAGTACCAGGCGTGCATTGACGATATCATGGAGTTCCTGAAGGATATCAAGCTCCAGGAAACATTCAGGGAAGATTTCGAGGACTACGCTATCAAGCACGGCCATTCGTACAGGCGCAAGGATTACTTCACGGACAACACAAAACTGCTCAAGAAACTGCAGCGACTTGAAGCCAAGGCCATGAACACTTATGAAGACCCCTGGGATTCAGATATCGTGGCATACCATCAGAGGATATACGCGAATGATGTCTGGAGCAGCACACAGGCTTCAAAGATGACCGAATACAATTCATGGTTCATCCCGGGAGGTGGGAAGATCGCTGACGGAATCGAGGAAACAGGCGCAATGGCTACATGGGAACAGTTCCGCATCAAGTACGGCATAAACGAGACCACGGGTCTGCGGGTAGATAATGCGGATAAGATTTTCGCTATGCATAAGGTCCGGCCGGGAAAGGCCGCACCGATTGACAGTGCGATTCTTGCTATATGGCTGAAACGGCTCATCCTCGCCAACGGGCCCAATTACATTTTCAGCGTTATCATGCCGTTCCTGCATCTCAAGCAAGGGGTGATGCTCAAGGTCCCGGACGGCCAGGGTGGGGAGAAACTAATCACAAGTGTTCCACCAGCACCGGCCGCAGACATGGCGACCACGGATCCTGAACGATATGCAGCCATGAACGCTGACCGGACAGCATACACCAATGCGCTCGCGGATAATGTGAAGAACATCATGCGATACCGCGCGGAAGGTGGCCTGTTCGCGTCATCACCAGATATAGAACTGCAGGTTACGGAATCCGGGCGCACCATATCATCCACGTTCATCCAGCAGATGATCGGGCTTCTGGACGAGGATATTGCGCGGGCGTTCGGGTTCCCGCTGGCACTCATTTCAGCCAATGGCGCGGAACTGGCCACGTCACGCACTATCCTGGAACTGTTCAATACCGCGTATGCAGGCAGCAGGCAGGATTACGAATCAAAGGCCGACGGGTTGATAGAAGAGCGATTCGACGGTGTAACCTGGGAATATGAGATTACGCTCAAAGATGGAACGACGGAACGGGGCAGTTACACGCTCGAAGATGCACAGGCGCATTACAAATTAGAGACAGGCGACGTGAAAGATGCGCTGAAAGAAGCGCAGACTCAGCTCACGACCATGCAGATGCTCCAGACAGCCAAGACTTTGGGTGCCTCCCGCGCGGATATCCAGGCACTTGGCGAGGAGCAGGGCTTAGGGTTGCTTGACTTGGATAAATTTGATGTACCACCACCAAGTCCTTTTGGTAACTTCCCACAGGAAGGCAAACCGGAAGAAAAACCAGAAGAAAAGAAACCTGAAGAGATGATGCCTGAAGAGAAAGAAAAAGAAAAAGAAGAAACTACCAGCACAGCAGGAATCCCACAGAATGAGGATGAGAAGTTGAAGAGGGAACTCTGGGAGAACTTCATGATTGCGAAAAATACCATTGAAAAGTTGATAGAATAAATTGGAGGCGAACATTGAAAATATATGACAAGAGACAAATGGGTATTTAACGAAGATAAAGAAATTGATGGAGTCGAGGAAGTCATCCTGGAAACACCAGAATTGCCGGGGAACAAACAACTCGTATTAGAACAGGTATCAGCAACGACAATCTTGAGTAGAGGGGGCATAGGGGCATACATAGTCGTCAGGTATATGATCAACAACGAAGAAACACAATATAGAGTACCATTTGAGGACATCGTTCCTGGTTGGTATGGAACACCGACTATAGAAAAACAACGCGCATATGTAGCCAGTGCCCAAGTTAAGGTATACCCTGATGTTGGATCAACCATAAAAGTGATATTAAGAAATGTTGTTGACCCGCGGATAATAGGAACTTTAAAAGTCTCATTATCAGGATATTTTGAGTAGATAAAGGAACAAACATGAGTATTGAATCCGGCGAGCTGAGATTGTGGGAACCAACGGGGATAGAACAGTATAATCCGCCTTTATTGCTTGTTGCGTTGGCATTTGTATTGATTATTGTCTTACTATATCTTCTGTTATTCACATTACCTTAAAATCATGCCCACCGAACTTGAACAATTCATCGAAAAGCTGAACAGGATCATCAAAGACCTGAAGCGCAGGCAGAGTGATGCACTTGCCAGGCACATCGCAACATCGTTCACCCTCGGATATCAGAAAGGTAAGATCGTGCCCGGTGGATATCCGAACGAGAGGAGCCTGCAGCGAAGAGCGATAGAAGAACTCACGACAACTAACCTGGGATACCTGGACGAGTTTGATTCTGCGCTTGGGGACAAGTTGAAAGGACACCTACAGGAAGTCATAAAGGTCGGTGGCGGGTATGAAGATGTTCGAAGAAATCTTGTACCTTACGTTGAAGAAGTCTTCGGGGAAAACGGGCAAGTAACGATTGACCGCACAGGCCAGACCAGGGAGATCATCACTGTAGACCAGGACGGAAACCTACACAGAGAACAGAAGACCATCCAGGAGCCTTACACGACCTCGGTAAAGGCTTATAGCGAAATGTTAAGCAGGACGGTAGCCCATTCCTCCTACGCAAAAGGCCGTGCTACGGGTTATAAGGCATCAGGGATAGAAAAACTTCGCGTAGTGGTAATGCAGGACGAGAGGGCCAGGGCTTCCCACCTCGCCGTTCACGGGAAAATAATTGAGATCGGGAGTCCTGAAGAACAGATGATTTTAGACCTGCATTCTGAACCAAACTGCAGGTGCAGAACGATTCCATATTTGGATAATAATCTGGATACCCCGAACTCAGTTTATGAAAAGCAGAAAGATAAATTTGATTTAAAGTTCGAGAATGGAGAATGGATGTTTAACAAGTTACCTGCCCTTTAAAAAACGATTGCTAAGGTCGGATTTCAAGGGCAGGCATAATTATATATGTTTACAAAGCATATTAGTGTTTGCTAAGGTCGGCAAACATGAAGTATAATCAAACGGATTCTAAGGGAAGATTCGTTCCCGGGATTAAAATAACCAAAATATGCTTGAATTGCGGAAAGAAATTTATAGTTAATACAAGCGGTGTTTATCGAAAATATTGCTCGCATGTTTGTTCAATAAAGCATAAAATAAAAACAGGCCATTGTTTAAAACGAGCACAAAAACCATGCATTCAGTGTGGTAAACCTATAATAGAACGTCCATCGAAGGTAAAACGTCGAAAATTCTGTTCTTACAAATGCAGTGTGGAAGCAAGAAAAAATAGGATAAAGCGAGAATGCCCCACATGCAAAAGCGAATTTATTACAAAACCAAGCCAAATTATTAATGGAAAAGGAATTTATTGTTCGCATCGTTGTTGGTGTAAATCTCGAAACGAGGTAGCAATGGTAACTATACATTGCGAAAATTGCGGCAAAGAGTTTAAGATGTTGCGTTCTAACGCATTGCATACAGCAACAGACAATTCACAGCGAGTATTGTTTTGTTCACGAGCATGTTATTATGATTCTGAAAATTTCAAAGACAAAATGGAACGTTTGAAACCTCCAAAAGGTAAGTTAAATAAAAACTGGTGCGGAGGTGCAAAAATATCACGAAGTCGGTTTCGTCATCGAAGAGCAAACAAAGGATTTATAATTATCTCTGATAAAGTTCCATATGACGAACCAATTGAATATCATCATCCTCATCCAAATCTTCCTTTTGTTGTTCCATGTCCAGCAAGGATTCATAAGATGTTTGTTGGTGCAAATAAAAACCATTTTAGAAATGTAAATGCAATGTTAGGTTTAAAGTTAAAATTCTAAATCTTTCAACAAAGATAAACAAGCATGGGATTTCAAAGAATAACTTAACTTCCCTTTATATTCACTGATTTCATACATCTGCCTGTATGAAATTAAAAGCATTTCTGGCAATAGCCTTAATTCTGTTCTTAGTAGCACCGACTGTCGAAGCAGCATATGTCCCGGCCGAACACCGGGAAGAAGCAAAAGCAGTTCGTAACGATGTACAGCTCTACCTGTTCGCAGTCAAGTACCAGGGAGAAAATTGGGCAGCCGATGCGCTTCGGCAACTCTCTTTTGATTACACAAACAACGGAAAGCTCGAACCGCTGAAGTTAAAGATGGAAGCACTGGCGAAGAAAGCGAAATATATTACTTAGGGTGAAACCAATTCGGGGTATTCAAACCCCAGATATATTTTATCACTTTAGCCTCTCAGAATAAAACCACAACACCGCTATCGCTATAACCAGAACTATAAATACAAATATTAATTCTGTGTTGAAAGTGTCCCGTTTAGGGGGATTATCAGGTTCATCGACTTCATCGACTTCGCTGATTTCCATCCACATAATTTTATCTGTCAGCAAAGTTATATTTTTTGCATCAATTAGTGTGATGGTTTTTTTAGTATTTATCAGCTCAACTATGTGATCCATTGTATTCGTTGCATTTACAAAAAGGCGAGCACCACCATCCATGTAAAATGATATTTCTCTTGGCATTTTATCCTAACCTCCATTTTCCTAACTTTTCTCTTATGCTTTTTACCAATTAGGAAACGCAGATTTGAATTTCCTAACCCAATGTCTTAAGGGAACAGATACTATTTTGGTGTCACTATCTATATGAAACATTTTCATATTTTTAGGCAGTAAAAACCCTGTATGTCTATTCCATGTAGTGATTATTCTCTTAGCGAGCTGACGATCATTTTCAGTCGGATTACGAACCCTTAAATATAATATTTTCATATTCGCTCATCACCCAAGACGCCAGCAGCGGGCATTTATCTGGCACGGTTGCTTTTTCTTCGGGCATTTACTATCTGATGGAATCATACACAAAACATAATCCGTGCATCCAAGTTTTACTATTTCTTCAACCCTAATTTTGGTATCGAGGTATGGGCATTTCATTCTTTCACCCAATCCTTGTTTTCCCAGCTTTTGTTAAACTTCAGTCGCATGACGTAATGAAGCCATAGCTGTTCCATTGTCATATCTTTATCATAACGCTTGTATATATTAAACACAAATCCATGAAATCTGTTTAGCAGAACCCAAATAGAACCCTCGAATACCATTTCTTGAAGCTGGTCTTGTCGGGGAAGCCACGTTGTATTTAGTACCCACCTATATGATTTATCCGGCAAATAATTACTCCAAAGTAAATTTACATTACCGTCTGGCTGGAGTGCATAATCTCCGTTATCAGGGCGCCACAACGCTTGTATCTCCTTCGCCTGCCTGCACAACTCGATAAATTCTTTGGAAGTATCCATAGTATCGTTATCCTTTTCTATCTGGATATCTATTATAACATCTTTGCAGTAAGTCTTCTCTAGCCCCTGAAATCCCTCTACATTCTGGGTAGATTATATCATTCACGCATTTCCAGTAATGTCCTTCACCACTATTACTAGCACAATAATTCTTAGCATTCTGGTTTATTACTTTTTGATTGTTTGGTGAAGATACGGGTGATGGCTGGTTTATTGTTACGACTATGGGTTGTGGAGATATTGGTTGGGGTGCTGGTTGCGAGGGAGTTACTGTTAGTGGGGGGAGTTCTGAGCATTCGGATGAACGATTCCAGCTAGTGTATAACTTCCCATCATAGTCAATTAATTTTGAGTATACGTTATAATCTATACCAACAACAGTAACACACAATCTATTATTTTGCAAAGATATGTTCGTTATAGCAACCGCCCTTCCCCCGATTGGTCTCCAAGTTCCAATGCTCATTGTATCTGGATTATGGAAGAATACACCAAGCCTTTTGTCCATATCTGTGCTTATTTTAAATTGATATTCAGTATGATCTAATTCCTTTGAATATGATACAAAGTATTTTCCACTTACTGAACCTGTATTTGCTATAAGAAATACAACCAATATTAAAAGAATATTTACTTTATAGTTCTCCATAACGCTAATAACGCTATTAGCACTACATAAAACCATCGGTTAGTTCGGTAAATCTAACTTTTATTTATATTCTTTTTAACTTTTTTTACTTTTCTTTTTCAAGACGTTCTAAAATCCAGCTTCGTAGTAAGGTAGCTTGCATTATTCCAAGTTCCTTCGATTTTGATCTTACCATTACATCAGCCCATTCTGGCAACCGTATATCGTGTCTAATTAATTTCTCTCTCATACAAAACATTATTGGTGTCTTGATTATATTTAAATATACTTCTTAGTGAACTCAAACCATTTATGAGTTCAGTTAAATGCTCTTTAGTAGTTTGTTTTAACTTTTCTTTATATTCTTTTTGTTCAATCTCTTTTCTATTATGCCATTCGCAAATTTTGATAGCTTCGAGTCCTGCAAAATTCACATGATGGAAAAAGAAGGATACGATGAAGAGACTGCCAAGAAAGTATGCGGGAAACTGCAGGGTGAACATGAAGGAACGATGTCGCTCAGTTCCACGCTTGACGAGAAGCCCGTCCGGGAAGGAAGAGATCTGGTCATCCCGTTCGTGAAGGACGGCACATTAGCTTTCGACAGCAAAGGCAAGAAGTACACACTTACCGCCGAAGCCCTGCAAAAGGATCACCTGACATGGAACGGTGGGAAGATCACGATTAATCACAAAGTAATGTCGGAGGGGAAGATATCCGAGGTGTTCTACAAAGCCCCGTTCGTCTATGGCAGGATAACAGGGCTCACAGATGAAGTCTTGAACGTGATTGACAGTGCAGCGTATCGGGGCGTGAGTCAGGAATCAACACCCGTGAGCATCGACAAAGACGGGAATGTCGTTTCCCTCAAAGGAACTGGACTTACGGTGGTCGTGTTCCCCGAAAACCCAGCCTGTCCGCTTCGAGATGGGTGTGGAACGATAAAAAATGACTTTTCTTTAAATACTGAAAATAGAAATTCTTCAATAAAAAGTATTGGAGGTACTGAAGGCAAAATTATGACTGAAGAACAGGACGGCGCGGCAACTGCGCTGAAAAGTATAACAGCCGAGCGGGATGCGTTAAAAGCACAACTTGACGCGCTGACCGCTGAAATGACCAAATTGAAAAGTACAACGTCAGATCCAGATCGCAGGATCGCAACGCTTGAGAAAACAATCGAGCAGATGACATCAAATAATGCAATGACTATCAAATCTGCACTTGACGAACATCGTAAAAAGATAGATGCAGAAGTCGAACAGAAAAAGGAATTCGACATGGTAGTTTCAGAACTTCGCAGTGTCATGAAGAAAGACGTTCTTGAAGTTATCCTGAAAGGGAAACCCACTCTGGAAGTCCTGAAAAGCAACCTTGAAATGCTGAAGATGTCTGGTCTTGCAACTCATGTAGGTGCAGGCATCGGGACGAACCTGACAAGCACCCAGGAACAGAAGATCCGGGGAGACTTGCAGAAAATGAACATACCGAGTATTGAATTTGTCGGAGAGGCAAGATAACATGGCAGCAGGCGACGTAAAAGGCGATGAAGCCGTTATTCTGGCAGTAACAGCGGGGATTGCGATTGTTAAGGGCGACCTTGTTCATCTCGAATCAGATGGATATTGGGATCCCACAACTACAGACGACATTGGTAAATTCGGTGTGGCAATTGAGGCCGCATCCGGTGCAGCCGAAACTGTACGGGTGGTAATATGGGGCCCTGTTGAAGTAGACTGTTCAGGAAACGTCTCAAAGGGCGCGCTGGGTCAACCGGGATTAACTGGGCAGGTAGCGACACAATCATTCACGAATGATTCATCTGGCAATACAATTGCAGGAACATTCATGGAATCCGGGACCGATCTTGGAACTGCAACTTTCTGGGTAGGGCTGGTGGCTTAATATGGCTGGACTAATTGACGCATCCGGTATATCCGGGAAACTTGACGCATCGAATATAGTTATGCAGGTGCTTCAGAAAGGTGTTGAGCTTAGTAACCTTCAGAGCCTCTGTCAGAAAGTACAGATCCCTGAACTCGTTGGAACCATCCCGGTCTCGGCAGCACCGAGCGTGGATGAAGATGTTCTTGAACTGGAACATTCCGATATCGAGACTGGTGCATTCACCAACATCGATTTCTCACTGAAGAAAGACAGGGTCAAACTCGGTGTATCTGATGAAGCAACATACAAGAGCAAAGCAGGCGACCCGCTGGGGATACAGACTACAGCAGCAGGCTTGCAACTTGCCAACATCCTTGATAAAAAGATCATTGCGGCACTCAGGACAAGCCCGCAGACAAGCGATGAAGCATCACACTGGGATACCACAACCGTAAACCCATTAGTGGCCCTATCCACTGCAGTAACATCGATCTTGCCATACAGAGCGGACTTCGTAATAATGCCTCCCGCACTATACGCGCATTACATGGCAACCGATCTGGTGAAGGCAGCAGTGACCACAATCCCGGCAGCATACAATGGCGCAATAGGGAAAGTACCGGGTCTCGGCCTGGATATCTTCGTAAGCTCACATTGCACAGCAAACGAAGCTATCGTGGGATCAAGCACCGGATACGCAGCAGTCATCGGCAATGGGCCCGTGAAGGTCAGGAGCTGGGATGCTGAAGATATGGGTGGCAGAATGTATCAGATAGACGTGTTCAGACAGGTCAAAGCACCGATATTCCTGAACTCGTCAAGCCTGAACCAATCCTGTTACGTCCTGACAGCCCTGCACTCATAAGTGCACGGCTCTCTTTTCTTTTTTTTATGACACCGGAAGAAACCAGTATAATTGATAAAATCAAACTCATACCGAGCGGGAAAGCTACAACAAAAGATATCAATGCTGAACTTGAAAAGATGGGCAGCAAGCTCAGGATATTATCCAGTGAAGATATTGACAAGAGCCTGAAAACTAAACGGCAATATCCAGTCGGGGATAATCGGACGAGGACAAATGGGTTCACATATGCCGCGAATGAACATCCACTTGGTGAATTATTAAGTGGGATAAAAGCAAAGATATTGATAGAATCGATCAATGCCGCGCACAGACTGATTCTCAAAGGCTATGATATGGACGCTTACGTCTATGATGACCCACGCCTGAAAGCACAGAACGAACATTTCAGGAATTATATCAAGACCAACTTCCAGCACGCAGGATATAAGATCGAGTTCATGAACAAGCTCGTGGACATCATAATGTTCCTTCGCAAGGAAGATATCTACTATGTTAGAATATTTGATATGTTGGAAACCATGCCCAGGTTCGGATTGACTGATGAAGAGCAATCTAATATTGATCGGTGGCACTGATGGCGGCCCTGATAACCCGTGCAGATATTGAAAACGAGCTTCGTGTAACCTTAAAACAGGATGAAGGATATACAGATTCAGTTATCACGGGCATCTGTAACTGGGCACATGCCAGGCTCAGGCGCAAGACCAACCGTACCACATTCACTGGGGATGCAGCAGAGGATGCCAAGCTCGCGGAAATTAATTTTGCAATAGATCGGTTGACAACATCGAACCGGGATATAGTGAAAGTGGCAATAAGTTCAATCTCGGAGAACGGAACGAGCATTTCATTCACGAATGGAAAAACCATTCAGTATTATCATGATGATGCTGACCGCCTGGTCGCCGATCTAAAATTGGAAGGCGCATACGTAAATACAATGACCTTCCCGGATACCGAAGATGTGCATACAGGAGACGAATCGAGTATTTTATATTGAGGATTTAAAAAATGGTAGATCAAGAATTCATCAATGAATTGAAAGATCATTTCAGTGAACGATTTGATTTATTACAGGTCAGGATAAACGAACGATTTGAATTATCAGACCAGAGACTTCAAATGCAGTTTCTGGGTTGTCAGCAACTATGTTTTGAGAAAATAGATCATGTCGAAGAGAAAACGGAAAAGGCGCACGAACGACTGGACAAACACAAATCATCAATTGAATGCTTGGACGGGTTCAAAAATAAATCCATAGGGTTCCAGAAAGCAATCGCCGCTTTTGTGGGCTTAATTACAGTAGGTTTAGCATACTTGGAATTTAAAGAGTAAAAAGTTCGCCCCACCCTCGCCACCAGTGCGCACCAGCAGACGAGCATCTTACTTTGTTGGGAATTAAACCCTCTTCAGGCGTTGTGCCTGTTGTCGCCAGCTTAAAATAAGAGGGGGCATTATACAATCTGTTTTCTGAGGTATATCTAACTTTTCTTTATATTCTAAGTTCTCTATTTTTTTCTATATAATGAGGCGATATTAATGGCATTGGTATTAGCAGATGTTGGAGCAGACGAACTCCTGAAAGTATACTTCAATCAAGACAGACCCACAGGCGGAAATGACCTGACAATGAAACTGTACACGAACGACTATACCCCGCTGGATACAAGCGTTGCGGGTAGTTTCACAGCAGCTACCGGGGGCGGATATGTCGATAAGACATTGACCTGCGGCTCATGGACAGTAACCACAGGGAACGACCCAAGCGATGCGGTGTACGCGGAACAGACATGGACCTTTACAGGCGCGCTATCTGGGAACCCCGGAATCTATGGATACTATGTCCTGGATGCAGACGGGACCCTGGTATATGCAGAACGGCTCGGTGCTCCGGTGATCACCCCGACCAATAACGGCGACCAGCTCAAAGTAACCCCGAAGTTCCAGATGTCAAAAGGAACCCCGGCGTGAGGAAACATGGCTCCAATACCGCTTGATGGACTCACGATGTGGGGAATGTTCTTGCTCAGTATGCTTCCCTTTCTCATGTTCGTCATCCTGGGAATCTTAACCTGGGACACTTACCAGGACAATAAGAAGGCGAAAGAGGTCGGAGATCCTGACGCATATGTTATGGAATGGAGGCAGGTAGTTTTCTATGGCATAGGCGCGACCCTTTTCACAATGGCCTCTCTGGGCGCAATGATAAAAGACCTCGAAGCGAACCTTATCACAGCTGCACTTGCTGCATGGGTGATGGGTTTGGTTTTCCAGATGATACTCCCGCAAATCATTGAGATCGCTGGTGCAAAAGTAACTGCAGTCGTCCAAGCAATACTAAAATAATCGATATTGAGCAGTGCTGTCGCCAAACAAGACGCTGCTCAAGTCCTCACGAAGGAGAACGAATGAAACTATCAGCAGTAGCGGTAATTATACTTTTTGGATTGTTGTCGGTGCGGGTAGCCGATGCTACTTTGCAAGTCATAGGGGAACAATGAAAAACACAAAAGCCATAATTTTGGTTTTGTTATTTTTGATAATCTCTGCCTCTACCGCATCAGCGTACTCACTCTACAACCTCAACAGTAGTAACTGGTGGGGTGGGGCAGTATTAACCAATGGAGTCATTAACCCAAACCAACTGAGTATCGAAAACGACCTTGCGATACCTGGATATGTAGGAAGATGGGAAAAGGGGTTAAAAGATTGGAATGGTACAAACAACAACAATGCAACATCAGCACTTACAACACCGTGGGGGAATGCAGATGCTTACTTTGATGGTGATGATTATCTTACCTTGGCAAACAGTGCGGCACTGAGTCCAGAAAGCGGAACATATACGGTAGTGACTAAGTTCAGAAGTACAACGAATTTAGGAGCTACAGCATGGCTGTACAGTGATTATGGGGTTGTTACAAATAATCTTGTTCTTGTTGCTTTCGATCTTGATGAGAAGGCAATAGGATACATTAGGGATGGAGCGGGAACAACAATATCCGTAACGACTTCAGGAAGTGTCTTTGATGGAGCGAACAAAACTTTGGTTCTTTCCAAAGAAAACGGAACAGGATTATCGTTATACATCAATAAGACTTTGATAGGCTCAAGTAATGATGGGGCGCTGGGGGCAATCAGCACATCAGCAGGGTCAACACCTTTTATAGGGACAAATCAACTAGGGGCACTTCCTTTCACAGGGTATTTGTCATATCTTGTTATATACAAGGGAACTGGATTTACCTGGGGTAATGTCAATACCACAAATGATGAAAGATATGCAAAATCTACCTATGTTACCACAAATTATGATTCTGGTGTAAACAACCGCATAACTGAGGTGACAGTAAACTTCACTTCTATCCCATCTGGAAGTAACTATACAATATGGTATGCAAACAACGGTACGGAGGATTATGCGCAGTTGGGGGGTACACTGACAGCAAACACGACACAAACAATATCTGGTACGACATATAATAATACCAAGTTTCAAATAAGGATGGTATCTGACGGAACTGTTACACCTCAACTTCATGATGTAGATGTAAAATACAGCGCAGTAAATCCAATAGCATTAACTTCGTGGAATAATAATTATACGAATAATGATACCTTAAATTTATCAGTACCGAGATTAACAAATATTTCTTTCAATGTAGGTTTTAATCAGACTGCAACAACATGCACATGGTCTGGGGCTACTCAGATGAATTGCAGTGAAAATTCTTATGCCTATAAGAAGTTTACAACGGTTGGGATGAATTATGTTAATGTTACAGGATTCAATGAAAGTGGCAGCACCGATACAAAAAGCTGGTCTATAAATGTTACTGGTTCCTCAACGTGGGATAAAGAAAAACCAATATACATAAATAATATCGGCAACCCAATTCTAACAGATTTTCCAATCAATATAAATCTTACTTATGATGATGATATGAATACCGACTTTTCGGACATAAGGGTTATTAATAGAACAACCGGATTGGATATACCTTATTGGATTGAGGAGCAAGTTAATGAAAGTTATGCTAATGTATGGTTCAATGCCTCATACATTCCAGCGGGGGTATGGGATAATACCTCATATGCCGTAAAATACGGTAACAACACAGCAACCTCATCGACAGGTAATGGTGAGGATACTTTCCAATTCTTTGATGACTTTTCGATAAATCAAGTTGAAGTATATGCGGGTTGGACTGCGGTAACTGACGAAAATAATGCAGCGGTTAAAATCGGAGACAAGACGATTATTGGGTATCAGAGTGTTGATTTAGACGAAACTGGAATGATAATATATAACCATAGCAGTGGTACATTTTCGCAACAACAAGTAGTGGATCTTGTTGATGCAAGTGACCATTTCTCAACAATATTCCAGGAAACAACAAATTATCTATTGACTTTTGGTACAAAGTACAATACAGACCTCAAAGTTTACAGATATAACAAAACAACCATATCTTACATAGATGAGGTATATGTAGACAGTACAGGAGAAATGGTGTTTCCACATCCGGTAATGTTAGATAGTGGAAGGCTGTATATATTTTATCGTGATCCTGATGGAAGGACATGGTATTATAAATACACAGATGATGAAGGTGCAACTTGGAGTTCAAGAGTAGAGGTGTTGGATACTCTTACCTATCCAGCCTCGGCCCCTTTGTCGTATATTCAGTTAGATACTGACGGCAGTAAGATATTCATGACGCTAACTACTGCTGACTCAAGCGCACCATTAACTCATTATTCGTTGTGGTTTATGCAAATGTTGGCTAACGGTTCGTGGGCAAAAGACGATGGGACGTTAATAACATTACCAACACACCCAGATTCAATGAGTAGACCAATAGATAAACCGGCACACGGATTGCAGACCATATATTCTTCTCCAAATCTATATGCATATTATCATAATATAACCACTACAACTAACTGGACCTATAACCGTCTGACATGGAATGGTACTGGATGGTCAGACGAAATCATTACATGGGATTGGAGTGGTGGTATGAAACCACCAGCAATAAACTATGGATTGGGATTAACTGTTTCACAAGCTAACCCTGATTTAGTATATCTCATCCAAAATGTTAGTTCGGTGTGGGAGCTTCAAAAATGGGAAAAGAGTGGAGGGGCGTGGTCAAAAACTGAGGATATAACATCCGGAAGCACGAAAAGTAGTATGAGACCACTTTCAGTTAGAAACGGGACTGGTGACATGGACGTTGTCTGGTTAACAATAGCTGGTCACTATACAGCTTGGAATGATATGGATGAAATCAATCTTGGGTCAAGGGTTTTACAAGAGGCAAAAGGTAAATTATCTAAATGGAGCACACCGTCAGCAGGCATCAATAATAACGATAATAGTACACTGAATTTGACATTATCAACAAGTATGGTTTATTTAGATGATCTATATACTGATTATTCATTTAATCCTGATAATACGTCCATTGAAATGAGGACCAAACAGATCGGGGCTACAGACGACTCTATCGTTTCAATAGGATACAGGGGAAACGCGACAGCAGCATATACAACATACCACACCTATTCGACCACAAGAGCGTATGACCTATCGGTACAGAGCATCTTTTCAGATATTACATATGGGGCGGTAACAGGATATAACACTTTATATCCGCAAGGAGAATATCATAGGTTTAGGTTTCAGAACAATGGAACAACTCTGAGAATAACTGATAAGGATAATACCAGCAGGGAATTATCATCAACAGACTCTACATTTAATGATATAACTTCGGCAAATGTTGGCTTTGGATTATGGGGGGCTGCAGGTACGTTTGATGTCGATTATATTTTTGTAAGAAAAATTACATCAACAGAGCCAGCAACGCAGATGGGGGAGGACACACCAGATAGTATTACAAACCCGCAGACCACAACGGGCAATTTCTACATCAATAATACTTGGACCGATCCAGTAGATGCAGACTTTGACCATGTTAAATTTGCGTATGAAAACGGAACTAGCCTTGAGCAGAATGTGTCGGCAGGACAGCAATACTTAGAGTTAATATGGCCACCACATTATGAACAGAACATCAGTGCTCAGACTGTGAATACAGCAGGCAACATCAATGAAACATTGGTGTGGTTCAATGCTACGATCCCGAATAATGCACCAGTACAGTCCCCAATCTTGAGTCGGCTTGTGGTTGCTGGAGATTGGCTGAACCTCACCATATCCTCAACCGATCTTGATGATGATGCTCTGACTTATGGTACGAACTGCGCATCTGGAACTCTGAATACCACAACAGGCGCATTCGTCTGGAATACAACGACAGCAGACATTGGAAGTTTCTCATGTTATTTCAATAGTTCTGATGCCTACGGTGGGGTAGGGAACGAAACAATAAGCATAAATGTCCAAACACCTACTACACCGTGGACTGTGGGTGAAGACGGAGAACCGTGGACTGGCAACAGCGAATTTGCCAATGTTACAAAAGACAACCAGGGCAGTAATATTGTTGTCGGTTTCGATTATTCCACTTTCAACGATAATACAATCACTTCATGGAATCCGTACACAGGTTCGGGCGGCAATGTATCTGTACAAGATGGTAAAGCCAGAATAAATTCATCCACGAGCGGGGCCCGAAATGCAGAAATCTATAAGGGCTTCACTTTTCCGACTATATTCAATGTGAGTGCGAAACTCAATATATCAATCTCTGATGCAGCCTTCGCTTACTATTTCTTCTTGCGTGATGACTGCGATTGTGGCAACGACAGCGTATCCAAGACTCCTGTGTATACTGGATTCCGTAATCCGCTGAATTATTCCTGGTATACTGGTACTGCGTGGAATGATGTCTTTGTTCCTTCAGTTAATACTGATTATACTCTTATGTACGGATTGAACCAGACATCGCAAAAGTTCGATATATACAAAGATGGAACATATCAGGAACAGGGGTCATGGAATACTGCAGGTGGGACTGCCATAGATAACGTATCCTTTGTGACTCATCAAATTATAGGCAATCTTTTCGTAGATGACGTTCGATTGTGGAATACCACCCAGGGGAACGTCACAGTTTGGCGAGACTCTGGTGATGGTAACGAACTGACTGGATTTGATGTAAATGCAACCACGCTTTCAACGCTGAATTATTCTGTATATTATCGACAGAATGCGACAGGAGATTATGTTCAGTTGGGGGCAGCGCAGACTGGAAACAACTCATATTTGCTTCCGACAGAATACCAGAACATCGATGTGATAATCCAGCTTATCGGGAATGAAACCGCAACACCAGAACTGATAGCAGTGACATTCTTTTCTGAAAGAATTGTTACTCCACCAGACCCTGTACAACTATCATCTTTTGTCAGCAATGACTTTGTCAACTGGTCATGGGTAGAAGGATATGACGTCAATGGAAATACCACAGACTCTTATAGAATACTCCATAACGGTACGTGGACGAACGACACCACAGTATTGTACTTCAATGCTACTGTGGGAATAGGGAATTGGTCGAACATATCACTTTATGCCTGGAACAACTCTGGGCGACTCAGTGATGCCGTGAGCGGAAGTATACTAAATTCGCTCGATGTAACTGTTCCAGCAGTATCATGCTCAGTTACTGGACTGTCTGTAAACTGTTCTTGGGTAAAAGAAGCAGACATGGATTTATTTGAGATAGAGGTTTATGAAGATTAATAAACTTTTATTTATTTTAATTCTATCGCTATTATTAGTGAGTCCGGCGAATGCGATTGTGCCAAAAAAAATAGTTGAAGATATATGGAACAATCTATCCGCCATCAATAACAGTATCAATCTATCGGTTCAATATAAAGCGGAAATGTACGGTACATGGATACAACCAGCCTACATCACGGGCGTAAAAGCAGGAGCGACAGACCATATAGGCAATGGGTTGAATTACTCTCACTCCAGGGGCATGAAATTCATGTTGAAGATAAGACCGACTGATTATGCCACCAGCCGTGAAGCATTCAGAACCGACACAGCCGCTCAGGACAGGTATTATTCTGATTTAGCTTGGGTATTACAGAGGTATCCGACACTTGATGGGCTTGAACTTGAAGAGCCCCAAATGTATGCGGAAGGAACAGACGGCGGCGTGATAAACAAAGCCTTCTGGAATAGTGTTTTTGTTGAGTCAAAAGCTATAGTCGTGCAATATCGAGACCTTAGCAGTTTTATCTGGGGGTTCAATTTCATAAGTACGAACACAGATACTAATGTTACTAGACAGGGGATTGACTGGGTTTATATCAATAATAATATATTATTCAATGCAGTCTTCATACAAAACGGATTCACTATGTCAAGATATCAGAGCGAGGTATCAAGGTGGACCCCGAGATTCTCAAACCTAGAGTTGGGTTCTTATACTTATCTCCATTCTCAGACCTTTGCTGCATGTATACAGCAGTTTCCAACCTGGAATGATCCTTCTTGTTGGAACCAAGTATTCTTTGACCAGGTTGAGTGGGCTCAAACTGCTGGTGTACCGGTGGATGTATTCATTTTAGGCAGGTTATTCCGCCCTGCTTCAATGTGGCCAAACGAAACCACACCAGGAGCCACAGCAGGAGACAAGCTTTCATATATCTGGAATATCACATCATCTGTCGTTCTTACCCCAACCTTTTCACCACCATCTGGAACTTATTTGACCCCACAGCAAGTCTACATAACATCGGGAACAGCGAACGCTACGATACGGTATACCACTGACGGAAGCACACCATCTACGTCTTCATCACTATATTCTAGCCCGATAATGATTTCCACCAACACAACCCTTAAAGCGAAGGCTTGGAAGGCTGGATATATCGACAGCGGCGTTGGTATAGCAAGTTACGCTATGCCTGCCGAAATGCCAGAAGAAATTGAGGTAAATAACAATCTGAAAAAGAGCGACCCGAATACAGTATTTAATCAGAATACCGTTAACTTCATTGAAGCAGGGTGTCTGAGCAATTGTTCAACGTATGTCTACCGCTCAATTCTAAGACTCAATATTACAGGATATAGTGTTAACAGCTTATATTATCTGAAGCTGTGGTGGTATCATCAGAACATAAACCGCATAAATCCGACCGACATCCAGGTTTTCTATGTCAATAAAAGTTTTCAGACAAATGGTATGAATTGGTACAATCGATCTATGGGTGTTCTCTGGAGTAATCCTGGTGGAGATTGGTTAGATTCTAATTCTGCCAGCCAGGGTACTGTTCCCATCGACTATGTAACGCTGCCCGTTGGAAGTCCCACGGACGCATACATTATATTCAACGTGACCAAGGCAGTTGTTTGGGGTATTAACAATGCGTCTGACAATGTGAGTTTCATGATTAAAGCAAGCCCCACCAACGAATCACAGGTTAATAACTATGTGGCTTTCCACGGAGTAAGCTGGACGAACTCGCTACAAACCCCTGTGTTAGAAAATCAATCAATACCAATATACGCCCCCCCATCAATTACTTCATGGGGCAACAACAAGACAAATAATATTAATCTATCTTTCGATGTGAACCTAAGTGAAGTTGTTAATTTCAATGTGACAGCGAATCAGAGCGTAAGTTATAGCTGGTATATCGATGATAATCCCACGGGTGGCAACTTCGATAATCTTACGACATCTTGGTCAGTTGGAGGTTTCAAGGAGATACATGCCCTAACTAATAACTCAAATGGTTCTTCAGGAATAACGTGGAATGTAAACGTAATCAGTCCACTCATACCGTCTATTCCAGACAACCTTAGTCTAACTTCTGGGAAACATTGGGCAAACGCAACATGGACTGCTAACATGACTGGAAATGTAAGTGATAGTTATAGAGTCAAGCTATACCTGTACAATCCAGATAATCCAGAAGAGGATGCAGAGTTTTTAGGTGAAACAGCAAATACTTATTATAATTTTACAGACCTGGATGCATATAGGTACTGGAAAGGATATGCATTCATCAGAAGCTATAATAACACCTATGCCTATAGCGATTATTCCGGAGCTACTGCAACAGTACGGATACCAACCCCAATATATTATGTTGCATCTCAGGCAAATAATTCTTATATTTTTATAGCAAACCCTGATAGAAACTACACAATAAGGACAAGAGCGAACAATTCAACTTATGATACTAAATCTGATTGGAATGAAACAACCGTTGAGGTTCCGAACGATGTTGATGTTTACAATACTGGATACCAATTCGTTCTTGTGAATGGTACAATGACAAATGCTGAAATAGATGCATTGTGGGGAACAACGTGGATCATTGGATGGAATGTCACCTCACAGAGATGGGAGAATTATAAATCAGGTTGGAATATCAGATCTTCCAGAACAGCGAACAAGGGGGATGCTGTGGGCATCAAGGTCTCTACGAACAAGTCTGTGGCATTGACTTTTAATGCGAGCTATAACTGGACATTATATACTGGACAAAACCTTATCGGAATAGAATATACCAAGAACTTATCGCAGATCAATACCAGCATCGGAACTTGCGATGTAGATAAACTGGAATATACTAATCTATCCACCCAAACATCTTATCTATTCACTTGTGGAGAATCTGGGAATGCGTCCGTTCTAGTAAATGCTGGGGAAGGGTTCTGGGCGAACAAGAGTACGGCTGGAACGCTTGATATTGTAAGGGTGTGGTAATATGCCGGAACTACCATACATTATTTTCGGGACCTTCACAAAAGACGGGGTGGTTCAGAACGGCGCGACCATCACCATCGAGAACGTCACGAAGGTTACGAGTGACACAACGACCACGGATGCGAGCGGGAATTATATCTATGACGATATCCAGGCATCCCCACTCAACACTGAATCCGGGGATACTATCCGAGTCAGTACATCGGATGGTGCGCAGGTGGAGTTCGTTGCGGGAGCCCCGGAAGAACGTGAAGTTAATTTCGATTATGATATCACTCAGGTAGTTGCTGCAGGCGGTGCGGTTACTGGTGGGGTTGTTCCTGTTTATATTGTACGGCCATCCGAAGCCTCTGGCGGCGCAGTGGTTGCCGGGACGAGTATATATTATATAATTGCGGCCACCCCCGCGATCTCCGGCGGTGCAGTAGCAGGCGGCACAAGTACGTCTTCCATAGTCGTAGTCACTCCGGCCATCTCTGGCGGCGCGTTAGCTGGGGGAACAAGCACATCTTATATAATAGCGGTTCCTCCAGCCACCACAGGCGGCGCGGTTTGCGCAGGAGCCGCGGATAATGTTTACATCATGCGACTCGTGGAAGTCGTAGGATCTGGTGGTGCAGTAGCCGGGGGCTCCGTCTCGTATACTGTGATCTATGATGCGAACGTAATCGTATGCGTTGCTTCTGGAGGTGCGGTTGCCGGGGGAAGTGCCAGCGATATTAAGCTATTGGCGGTTACGGTTGGGACAGGCGGTGCCGTTTCCGGCGGATCTGTGTCTTATTCGGTGATCATCGCTGCGCAAGTCATTACTTGTGTGGCAGCAGGGGGTGCAGTCGCGGGTGGAGAGGCTACCAGCTCTATTATGCGTCTTGTCGTTATCGATGCTTCAGGAGGCGCAATCGCTGGAGGAGATGCCACTTATTCCGTCGTCGGGGCGAACGTCGTTATTTGTGTGGCTGACGGCGGTGCGGTGGTCGCTGGAGATGCGGACTACTCCCTCCGTGAAGTGGTCACTTCGATAGCTTCTGGTGGTGCCGAAGTCGGAGGTTCTGCGGATTGGATACAGGTCGTGACGTTCCCAGGATCTGGCGGTGCGGTTGTTGGTGGGAGTGCAGTTCTTGGAAGTGCAATAAGACTTGATATTGCGCTCAGTCATGGAACCGCGTTCAACCATGCTTTAAGTCATGGAAAGTCACATTCTATTGCAATGGAGTCACAGTAACTATGGATAGCTACATACCCGGACAATTAAACAAGGATTTTTTAGAGCAACGGGAGAAGGAACTTGCGTGGTCGAATTGGGTTCGAAAGCACTGGAACTACCAAGAGATAAAGAACGAAAGCTGTTCATCCAATACTTCACGGGGTAATAATATATGACAAATTTCGCAGATCTGACAGCATACAAACGAGGCAGTACATACATCTGTAAAGCCGTGGTAACGAATCCTGATACTGGCGCACTGGTTGACCCGACATCAATCACCGCGGGGTTTACCAAAGCTGACGGATCCACAGTTACTGCAGCGGCGATGTCGAAGGATAGCACAGGAACATATCATCTTGATTATGCCATTCCCTCGGATGCGGTGCAGGGTGTGTGGCGGCCGTTCGTGACTGCAACCACGGGAACGAGAGTAAAGATAGATGAATCTGAGTTTTTGGTAACAGCATGAGCTTCAGTATCTTCGACTGGCCGAATGCGATCACGCGGGTCACGGTGACTGCAGAAAGCACGAGTTCTGACGGTACATATGTTCCTGAAGTCACGGCTGAAACATCGATATCCGGGCACGTTTCGGATATCAACCTGAAAGAACTCCTCTTGATGGAGCCCGGGGTATTCCAGATAGGCGACAGGAAGATCTCCCTGGAAACAAGTATAGGGCTGGCTGTGGGCGATAGATTAAAAATAGTAGAGCTTACCGGGGAAGAAACAGAATGGCTGGTTAAAGCCAAACAGCAGACGTCAGGTCTGTTATCAAAATATGCCGGGGTCAGCAGGGAATCGTTTTACCTCAAACGAAAATTATAAAGCACTGCGAAGCAGTAGATAGGTGACAACCCTTCCACAGTTGACCGCTGTGCCACCCTCGGCATCTTAAATTTATTGTTGTGGGCACTGGTTCGTGCAACACGCACCCTGAAGAGGGCTATCGTCCTGGCATTTGTTGGGTTCTATGGTTTCAACTCCTTTTCCATTCTAATATTTTTCTTGATTCATTATCACACACAACTGACCTCACATACTCAAAAAATAATAAAGAACAAAGACAAAACCTCAAAACATATAATTAAAAATAACATACGGTTCTGGCTATCAACCAATTTAGGTTCCTGCGAATATGGAACTATATCCGAATCATAATACAGTTTATGCCATATTTCAGCTTTAACTGTGTCTGCTCTATCTTTATTTTGGCATCGAATTACTACATTGAATCCATTTTCTTTCATATTTTCCTCCATGCTTCTTTTATCTTTCAATTTAGTGACGAGATTTTGCATATTCATTCCTCCAGTAGCACTACTGCCACCTTCTTCCCTGCCCATTTCGCAGGCAGGTATATCATACTCGAAGATGCGCTATGTGGCGAGACTTTCTTCTCCTGGTACTCGTAACCGATAAGAATGTGTTTCTGGGGCTTCATTTTAATTCTACCCCGTCTGAAACATAACAATCGCTTGGTTCTGCGCCGTCGATATACTCACGAAGGTTATCAATTACCTTTACTCTCAATTCAGATTTCGATAAAGGATTCTCACTATCATCTTCGATTACTACATCGATATTCAATTGAATCTCGAATCTATATGCAACCATTATTTCTCTCCTTTCCTGATATCCGCTGCATTCTTCTCCCTGCACCAGAACTCATAATCATCATCACCAGGTTTGGGGCTCATTTCAGTTGTCTTCCTCATATAAATCTGGATTCATTTTTCTACATATTCGCCATATTCTATACGACATTATACCCCAATCCCTGCCAAACCTGTGTCTATGATTAAATATCGTTGATTTTGATAGTCCTTTCATCGTTCCTCCAAATCTATTCCGATGCTCTGAAAATAATCATCGCATACCTGCCGATCTCCGCAATCGTTACAGGTATCCGCAACAGGACAGCTCGATACTTCCTGGCTCATAATTGATAATCTTTCCTGCATTTTTGCCGACCAACCTTTTCGCCATATTTCCAGACCTTCCACAACCCGGTTAATCCGATTGTAAATGCATCGTCCTGTTCGAAGATTGTCTGTTTTTCATCGACATCAATTCCTAATAAAGTACCCATTGCGTGAATGAATTCTATCGACGGATATTCGTTTCTATCTTCTTCAGTCATATCGCGTACCTCATCATTGTTTTCTCAAAATCTGCTCGTTTTTCTGGATACTTTTGATTTGTTTTTTTATTTCTGTTAGCAACAATTCAAGTTCAGATATGGAATATTTATTATCTTGAATATCATATATTATTTTCCCTATTTCGCTCATAGCCTCACCCCTTGTTTTTTCAACTCAACCTCGAAACCCAGCATCGTGAACGCATAGGATTCAAAAGTTATCTTTCCTTCTCTCAGCAATTTTTCGCCTTCTATTCGAGCCGTGCGAAAGGCTTTTATGATTTCCTGTTTATTTGACATTGTTTATCTACCTCGATTAGATAAGCCATCCTCTGGGTGCTGAATACACCGCAGGGGTTATTCTTATCCGTTAGTAATCACTATGTAATTACTACCTTATATATCTTGTCATTCCAGAACCCGACTTTTCTTTATATCCTCATCATCTAAAACCCTTCATCATGTTTGATAGGATATTAGACATATTATGGGATTATTTCAGAGCCCCGAAACGAACACCGATAAGGGCCATGCCGGAGGTTAGCAGTGCGAAACTTGATAGCGAGCTTCTATCCCTGTTCACTTCAAATATCTGGATTTCTGATGCGAAATATGTCCAGGTTCATACCGATGATCTTAAAGCATTTCTGGCACTGAACCCGGTCAGCACTCGAAAGTACCTTCTGGAATCTCAGGACTGTGATGATTTCTCATTTGAGGCCCAGGGGGATGTATGCAAATGGTACAACGATGAGGAGCAAAACTCCAACGGAGCATTCGGGATCGTATGGGGATTCAATGCAGGAGGTAGTGCTCATGCCTGGAACTTCTTCGTGAATGAGAACAACAAAGTTATGTTCATGGAGCCCCAGACAGATGAAATCTTTTCTCCTGGGTCGGAGAAAGTCTGGATTATGATAATGTAAAAGGTGAACATATGTGCGGATGTGAAGAGGTAGTCTTGTGGATGGATAAATGCGCACCTGATAGGCTTGTTGCGAACCGGGTGATGTTGTGTACCAGGAACATGTTTTTGCTTGAAAACGGGTGTGATGTATACCCCGAAGTTTACCATGATATTATCAGAGCAAGCGGCAATGCCGGGATAGTCACTGAATGAACTCTGAAACAATACATATGCTGTTCGCCTGGATGGAAAAACGATTGTCAGAACCAGAGAAGAAATTGATACTATCCAAGTACCCCAAGATATTCACGCCGCGGAAACATGCAACTGCTCTTAATATTGATGCGAGAATAGTAAAGATACTCAAATGTCTGGAGGAAAACCATGTCTGGGTGCGGCCATAAACTCTGGATATTACTGATAGTATTATTGTTACCGATTGCAGCAGAAGCATCGAGCATATCCCTCAAACCAACGAAAATAAACACATACCTGATAGTGGATATTTATCTTGATAATCCTGATGGTTTGTCCGGATTACAGACTAAGTTGATTGCTACGAATGCCACATTTATCAGAGACTTTAGGGGTGATGCATGTGGTTGGGGTATGAAAGCTAACGGTTGGTATATGGGTGTAGCATTGGGTAAAAATGAAACCTGCGATAATGGGATATTCTATTCAGCGATATACAGGCCAGTACGGGGTAAGATATATTCAATTCGTACCAACGGAACTCTGGGGGCATACCCTAACGGCACAGGAGTTTATCTGAATGAATACAGTGTTTCAAACGCAGTTTACACGTTTCCACAAGCTATCGATATGAATGGTGATTCTATCATTAACGTATTTGATTTACTAATTCAGGCACAGGATGACTGAAGGAATGTTGGATGACCGGATGCGCCCGTAAATGCCCATGTCGCAGTTGGGTTCAGTGTAATTATTATAATGATGAAAAGAAAAGAGCGCATCGTTTGCAGATGAAAGAGTATGACTTCCATGAATGGTTTGATGAACGGTTCAGGACGAGTTATGAAATGCATGATTATTTTATGGGCTGAAATATGATAGAAATCACACTTGAACGCAAAGGGCCTGGGATGGAAAAGGCCATAGAAGAGATACTCGGTAAGATGCCGAAAGCGTTAGATACGGCAGGTTCGTTCCTGGAAGCAAAGATGGTTGAGAAGATTAATAGCAATATACCTCCTGAGCTTAATCCAAAAACCATAAAGAGAAAAGGATCGTCGCTTGCACTTGTGGATACTGGCGAACTTATCGGAATGGTGTCTCATGAAACAGATGGGCTTGAAACAAAGGTCGGGATATTATCGAATACAGGAGAGCGAGCTTTTATTGGAATGTTGATGGAATATGGTGCTCCGGCTATTCCGATTCCAGAGAGAAGTTTTGAACGCTCGACTTTTAATGAAGAAAAAGATAATGTTGTTAAGATAATAACCGAGACTATTAAATAAAAAATACTTTTTACCCAACCCATAAAAAAGCATGTCTTAGGTGCTTGATATTTAGGTTGGGCATACTTATTTATGTCATCAATACATATTAAGTGTTGTCTTAGGTGTATTGAGAATGAATAAAAATAAATATCCCAAAATACCGACATTGTGTTTATGTGGGTGCAACGAAATCGTGTGGGGGGGTAGCAGATTTATCCGAGGGCATAATTCGATTAGTGATAACCCCTCGAAACGAGATGATATAAAAGAAAAAATATCTTTGGCTTTGCGGGGTAGAAATGTAACGTGGGGTATAAAAATATCTTCATCGAAGAAAGGGCGCCCCTCAAAGAATAAAGGGAGAAAGACGGGTAAACCATCGTGGAACCGTGGCATTCCGCAAAGCGAAGAAACAAAGAAAAAAGCCTCTCTAAAATTAAAAGGGCACATCCCTTGGAATAAGGGGAAAAAACTTGGTCATTGTGTAAACAGCGGGCAGTTTCAAAAAGGAAACATTCCTTGGAGTAAAACAACCCAATATTCCGAAGAGAGTCGTAAGAAGATGTCCCTATCTCATATTGGTAAATCCGTAAATGTGGGCGAAAAGAATGGAATGTTTGGAAAACCGTCGTATTGGCGAGGAAAGAAACAGAATCCAGAACATATGAAACGGTTGATAGAAGCAAACAGGGGGCGAACTCCTTGGAATAAAGGAAAAAAGCTTCCAGAATATTCTGGGTTAAATCATCCGAGATGGAGGGGGGGTAAAAAAGTAGCTAACGCTAGAATGCATCATATACGGAGAATGAGGGGATTTAAATTAATTATAAAAAACAATCCGTATAACGAACCGATTGATTATCATCATATTCATCCCAACTTGCCCTATGTCGTGCCGTGTCCAAAAAGGATACACCAGATGTTTCCAGGCTCTGAAAGAACGCATTTTCAAAACGTGAATGCGATGTTGGGGATTAAACTAGCGGTTTAACTTTTCTTTATAAGCTGATTTGCTAATTCTTCCTATTAGAGCAGAATACCTGCTTTGAATTAAAAACCGTTCGTGGAATACCCATGGCAGAGATATTGAGCATTGCACAGAAGAAGACTATTTTTGCAGCGATACCTTCGAGTTTTACCATTAATTCCGTGGCTGTTACGGCATCAAAGAAGTATGCAAACCAGCTCGTTCTTGATGATGATACGGCATATCCAGTCATTTCCTTGAACCATTCCCAGGACGGCTTGAAAGGCATTGTTGACGCTGGGATAGGTGGGGTGATGTTCAAAGGTATGCTTACAATTCACGTTTATTCAAAATCCACATCTAGTCTGAATGGGGTGGCAATGGGTGATGGAGTTGCGCAGGGGATCATTGATACACTAAAAACCTGGGTCACTCCGCTAACCGGGGATATCAAAGTGTTCCATCCAACTGTGGATATTCATCCAGTAAATTATCAAGGATTGGAACCGGGGCTTGAAGGAGTACATGGATTTGTTTTTTGGGTTGATTTATGGCACGCATAACATTATGAAGGAGATATAAATGACAGGTCTATCAAATACAGGAACAGTCGAGTTTGTGGCTGAGGGTACATACGGTACATTCCCCACTAACCCGGCGATGAAATGGATCGGGCTGGTACAGAAAGCCACCATTACAGCACGGAATGAGAATGAAGATTACCGCTCATTGAGAGCATCGGGGGCGACCAATAAACTCATCCCGGTAGGGAATATCAAAACAGGTGCAACGCTGACGATTGACCTGGAATACATCCCGAACACGTTCAAGCACGCAACCAATCCGATATTCTGCAAGTATGCCACGCACGCAACCGGGGGTGATACAATGCAGGACATCCTGCCGACGGGGTTAAGTTTCGGGTTCATCTCTGCCGATTCCACACCCAAGTATGCGAAGATCTCCGGGGGACAGATCGATGAATGGACATGCGAGATCCCTGAAGATAAATTGGCGAGGATTACTGCGAAGGTCCCTTGCGCTGACCTGTACCTGAACGCTAACGATCCCTGGACAACTGATTATGTGGGTTCAGGCAGCCACGCATCTGAAGTTACCACGGCTCTGGGATATGCGGATATCACTACACTTACCCTGGGCGGTGCGAGTTTCAAAGCCACGAATATCAAATTCGGTGTAAGGAACTCCGCGATACGGGTCAAGGATGCAGCAAGTACGAAGTTCTCGAAAGTAGAATCCATCGTTCCTCAGAAACGTGAATTCTTTTTCTCTGCAAAAGTGCGCAGGGATGCAATCAACGACTTTTCAGTAAAGACGTTCGGATACGGTGCGAACAATCTGGTGATCGCTTTCGGCACTGCCGGAGCAAGTGGAACATTGACTTTTGCCAATGCGAAAGTCCCTGAAGAAGTCTATAATTTTGCAGTGGAGGGGCTGAGTGAAATGGAAATTAATTTTACAGGAATCACTGGTTTGACATATTCGTGAGGTTTTCACATGGATTTCGAGCATGATGGCAGAGTATATAAACTGCACAAAGACCCCACACTGGCAGCAGTCGAAGCGGTAACTGTCTTCGATAACCTGCTGAAACTGGCATACATTGACGTATCGATCCTTACTGAAGATGACCTTAAGAGGCCCGTTGATGAGATACTTGACCAGCAGCTTAAAACAAAGCCGTTGCTTCTCGCGCAGCATGATTCGAAGGTGGCACTATCAGAACCGATACGCACCGTGATATTGTGTACAGGCCTGAGCGAGATGGAATTGCAGGATGCGCCCCTACACGTTCTCTTTGAGAAATGTTGCGAAGTGATGGGCGGGACGGCAAGCGATTTTTTTTTAAAGTTTATGAAGAGTTTGATCTCAAAAAGGATGCCTATGACGAGGGGATAGTGAGATTGAAACATATTCTGCCGTTGCGAGGAGAAGATCTGAAAGTTGATATTGAGCGGGCATTGCGAGCTGAGAAAGGCGTGACGTATCGGGACAGGGAAACGGGATATATCCTGCTCATGAAATCGCTTTCAATGAAATGGGATGAGATGATGAACATGCCTTACAGGATACTGCTGAAAATGAACCTGATGAATAAGATAGATTCGTTGCTCAGGAAGGTGTAAAGATGGCGTGGGATGATACAAAGGCATCTGACGGGACTCTGACGGCTGCGGAATGGAATGCACACGTTACAGACCAGAAAACAAGAGTGCCTGCATCCGGCGGGACGTTCAGTGGCCATATAAACGTCCCATCTGGAGCTACGGGTACGCAGGTCCCGCAGGCAACAGAAGTCATGCCGAAGACGGGCGGCACATTCTCAGGACACATAACAGTTCCTGCAGGCGCAACCGGATCCCAGGTTCCCAGGGCATCCGAAGTAATCACCGTTGCAGGAGGTACACTAACCGGCGCATTAGCCGTTCCTGCAGGCGCAGCCGGGTCTCAGGTTCCGAGGGTGTCTGAAGTGCTCAAGAAAACAGAAATAACGTCTGGTACCACCTCTATACTTCCTGAGACTTCATCCATAGTAGTTAATCATAATATAGGGTCTACTCCCACTTTTATCGGGGTTACTCCTGCTACTGGGTTTGTCGAGTGGCGGGTATCGGCTGTTACATCCACCACTTTTACGATTGAAATAAGCGCACCGCAACCTTCTGGTGTCACGTTTATGTGGTCAGCGAGGGTCTAAAATTATGAAAGAATTAGATGAATATATGTTGAATGTTTTGATAAGTATGCTGTTGGTCAATCTCATCATTGTTGTTATGATGTATGTTGATGCGAGAAGATACGATCCGAAAGTGCGCTTTGAACCGAAATATGCGATATTTGCTATTGCGGGCGCACTCGTCGGATGGATAGTTTTCATGCCGCTGATGTTTTTTACAGATTCGTTCATAACAATACTTACCAGCACCGCATTTACCGGGCTTGGTGGCATGGGTCTGATCGAGAAAATAAGTAAGGTGAAGTCTTTCCGAGGTGAAATGAAATGAGAAAAATATTATTAATCCTGTTGCTGTTCTTAATGACTGTAATTCCAGCATCAGCTACGAATTATTATGTCCGCACGGATGGGAACAATGCCTGTAACGGTCTGTACAATAACGGCGGGTCGTCCGGAAACTGTGCATGGAGAAATATAGATTATGCTGCCGATTCTGCCAGGCCTGTTACTGCAGGCGATACAGTCTATGTGGGCAGCGGGGAATACAACGAGGATGTAACTTTTGATAAATCCGGTACTGCTGGGAATTATATCACGTTCGTTTCACAGACCAAATACGGAGCGATCATCGATGGCACAGGCGCGGGAATAGGGAATACGTGGGGTAGCGGAGTTGTCATAATCAATAACAAGGATTATATTAATATATCTGGTTTTGAGATACGGGATTCTCCATATTGGGGTATTGGTGTTCATGGTGGTTCGAGCTATATCACGATTCATAACAATTACATACATGCTACTGCATCGAGCGGGATTCTTGCAGATGGCATGGATCACCTGACAGTTTCATACAACAATATGACGAATGTCCAAACACTAGCTGGCGGGATTGGTCAGGATAATGAAGGGTTTTCATTAATCAACGTAAATACATTCAATATCGAACACAATATCATGTGGGACCAGGCAAATTTTGAAACTATAGATGTAAAATTTAATTCGATCTGGGGGGATATCCATAGCAATGATATCTCTGGATGTCACAGTGCCTGCATATATCTGGATGCTTATGGTGGTGAAGAATATGAGAATAATGTATATCATAACTGGCTTCATGATAGCGCAGAAGCAAGTGCGAGAGGTATTGCAATAGCGGCAGAATCTACCGGGGGCAATATCCATGATATTGATATATTTAATAATTTTATTGATGACATGGGTGCGGAAGGTATAGATATCGCACACTATTCCGTGGGCCCGGTAAATAACATTATTATCAATTCGAATACAATCAACCGAGGAGGCCAGGTCAGTTCGTGGGGTGGTGGATTCAGATGCGGCTATGCTTCAGCAACGAATGTACATTTCAGGAATAATATCGTTAGTAATTCATTAAATTACCAGATACGGGTAGATGGCTCATGTGGAGCTACCGTAACAAATAATTTGATATACAGCTATCTTGGTTATTCGGGGGAAACGCGGGGTACTTATTATGTCGAAGGAAACCCGCAGTTCACGGGAACGGGTGAACCGCCGTTCAGGCTCACCTCTGGAAGTCCTGCGAGAGATGCGGGGACTGCGACCGAAGCACCAACAACAGACTATTTTGGCATAGCCAGACCCCAAGGGAGCGGTTATGATATAGGTGCGGCTGAATTCGAAGGGTCTGTGCCTACACCAACCCCTCAACCAACGACGACCCCCCCGGGAGGATTTAGTATTGATACTCGTCGTGTTGCTGGATACACTGTATGGGGGTATGAATTATATCTTGCTGATATACGGAGTTTGATAGATGCATTATGGGTCACTGCTCATCATTTACAGGTGGATGACCTGGCAGGTACTGGAGATAGTGCATTCGTATGTACGGATAGTTCAGGAACGGTGTTTCGCAAATCTACCCCTTGTAGCCAATAAACCATGTCTACATCACAGTTTCCCTGGACGTTCCCAATAACCTTCGGTGATGGTGGAGGGGATGTTGAACCCGTCACTTCAGACGCATCTATGGAATGGGTCAAGGAAACCACGTTCGGAACATTTCCCACGAATCCTACGATGATAAGTGCGCTCATCCAGAACGCTACTGTGAATATTCGGGGTAGACATTTTGAATATCAGAATATAACAAACGATGTCACAACTGGGTTGCCTCTGCAGTTTGCCGGGTCGATCAAGACAGGGCATGATATTGATGTTTCGTTCGAGTACATCCCGCAGGAATGGCAGCTCTGGAAATATGCGATTAACAGCGCAGGGAACGGAACTACCACAAAGGACGGAGCCCCGATAGCCATTGGGATTGGTGCAGATAGCCATTTCGCTAAATTATCCGGGCTGAAGATCAGGAACATTTCATGCAGAATAACTTCAGATAGACTTGCGCGATGTAATATATCTCTGGACGGTGCGCATATCGAGACATCATCGAGCAATCCCTGGAGCCTGACGGATTATATCGGCAGTGGGGCCCATGCAACCGTATCCAGTTCACCCACCCCGATGTCGTGGGTGGACGTGGGAGTTACATGGGGGGGCGTGGTATTACCCAATTCAAACATTCAAGGACTGGAATTCGGGATATCGAATGAACTCTGGAAGGCACCCTCGTTCGCGACCTCGTTCAGTACAGGATATTGTAATATCTATCCAGTTAAAAGGACGTTCAGTGTTAAGGTGAAGGTCCAGAAGAAACTTATTGATTCTCTGAGTGATAAAGCCGTCCTGCAAACTGCACAAACTCTCGTAGTTACTATGCGAGGAACGACATTTACCTTTTCGAATGCGATCCTGGCAGAAGACACGTTCAAACCTGATGCGGAGAATTATAATTTCTATGATCTTAATTTCGTTGGAATGACTGACCTGGTGATAGCTTAGGGAGGAATATGGCAATAGATTATACTGCGTTGACTAAAAAAGATCTCATTGATATGCTGATGTTGAGGGATGCAAGTACAGATGACTTGAAAGTAATGGATATTAAGATTGAGAAGTTGACCGCGCATAAAACAAAACTATTGATGCGAAGACAAGAACTGGCAAGTATGGTAAACAATCTGTCCGAGGACGAGAAGCAGGATGTCTTAGCTGGCCTGCAGAACAGGATCAATAAAACAGATGCGGAACTTGTCGCACTTACCGACCTGAAGACAAAATTAACTGAACCGGAGGCAATTTTATAATGGAATTTGGCCGGGGGTGTGCCCAATGGTAGTTGTAGATGAGCTGGTTATCCGCGTAAGGGCTGATCCATCAGGTGTAGCTTCAGGTATGGCTCAGGCATCGGCTGCCACAACAAGTTTTACGAATCAATTATCTAAATCTGCTGCTGGGTTTGCAACGGTTGGTTTTGCAGTTGATCGGGCGATGAATATGCTTGACAGATTTGAGATTTCTCAGATCACTGTTGAGAATGCCATAATCCGGGTGACTAATGCGCAGGAGAATCTCAGGCAGGCCACGGAGAAGTATGGCGAAGGGTCAGAACAGGCTGCAGATGCATCCAGGCAGCTTGAGGTTGCGCAGAATAACCTAGACCGGACCAATATCCGGGCAAACTCGTCCATGGTAATGATCGGGTTAT